ACGATTTAGTGAATTGATTGTGTATAAGGTATTTGATTCTTTTTTTCTATGAACTAGAATAGTATTTTCTAGAAAATTAGAAACATTTCCAAATTCTACGTTATATGTACAGATATATTCATCTTGGCTCTTTGAGTAGAGAACAAAAATCTTATTATAAATGATCTTGTATTTGGTTTGTATTGTACTTAGTATCTCGTCTAGTTGTTGTTCTGATGAGAATGTACAGAAAAGTTTGTTGCTCATGTCAGCGTAATTGTAATTTGATTCGATGTCATAATCGAACATGGTTGGCGCTACATCTATTTGTATCATTTATAAATATGTTTTTATTTTACAAAACTAGGTTACTACTGTATTTGAATTTTATAGGGTACTTACCCCCCTGATTCATTATTTTTTCTAGAGATTCTAACGTCTCTTTTCCATCTTCTTTGTCAAAGTCAAATACAAAGGCATCGTAAGTATAAAGTGCTAAACTGCTTTTCTTATCTTGAAGAAACATAAGCACATCTTTTAATATAACGATATTTCTTGAGGTTTCCAAGCTTTGCATGGTATAGTTCATAAGTTTCTGTGGATGCATCTCAGGTAGCTCTTGTGTGAACCTTTTTCCTGATATTGGATCCTCAACATACCCTTGCTCTGTAAACTGTTTCCATAGCTTTGAAATATGCTTCTCTATCTTATCAAAAACCTCTAAGAAAGCATACTCTGGAGGAATCTTTCCATATATGGCATGAAAGTTAATTTGTTTTGCTTTTGCGTACTCTTCTTCTGCTATTTCCTCCTTTCCGAAATAAAGTCTTGCTAATTGAATGTGTGCTGATTCATCTGTTAATTCATAACCTATTTGCTCACATAATAACCTAAGGTGGTACCCGTCAAAATCAAATTCCACAAACACATCATTCTGAGGTATGATTGCTTTTCTAAACTCAGGAGCTTTTGGAATTGCTGCAAAATTTACTGAGTTAAAAGCATTTGTTGGACGAGAGGTTGTATTGTAAAGATTATACGAAGTATAAATAATATTATTATCAATACTATAGACAGGATTGTTAGGTTTAAATAATTCTAGGAATGATTGATAGGTTATTCTCAATCCAGCTCTCTCAATCATAAAGAAAACAGACGTTGCAGTCTTATTATAAAAGTCAAATCCACTTGGTATTGCGTATTGCAATATGCAATATAGAGCTTTATAATTCTCTTCACATTTTTCAAATAACTTTGATATAGGAATTATAGCATTTATTTCTTTAAAATCATAAAAGCGATTGTAATACCAATTACAAGTTGAGTTAGATCTTGGAAGTTCAAGCCTATTATAAGAAGTCATTGAATGAAGTAAGGAAAGATCTATGACAGAAGGTAATATAAAGTGATACATTAACTCTTTCTTATCAAATGTATAAAGTGTTGTGTATTCTTTTAATATGTCAGAGACACGGTCTTTTGTTAGATTTAATCCTTCGTCGTGGCTTATTGGAATAATATATCCTTCTGGATGATCTAAAGGTCTTAAGTAGACTGCTACTGTAGTTGTAAGAAGTGGATGGTAGTTATCATTTGAAGAAATGACTTCTACGTACCCTCCTTTTCTACCTAAATTCTTTAGGAGCTGTATTTGCTCCTCTGTCTCTATTATATAAAACATTTCTTATAACCTTTTATATAATATAAGAAAAAAGACCTGCATAAGCAAGCCTTCTTGTTTTTTTATTTTCTAGTATCGAAATTGGCTTTTCGAAAATTTTCTAGCTGTATATTTGGATCTTGTACTAGGAAGGTTTGTGCTTGATCTAAGGCCGATTGGGATACTGCTAGATTTTCTACTGTTGCAGTAGTGGTTGTAGTATCTTCCACCAGGTAGGTATAATCGGTTACAAAGGTAGAGATTCCCGGTAATGTAGTCTCTAGAGCTTGAATTGTTTTTTTATTTTTAGATTCTGCTCCTTCGTATAAATATTCTCCAAACATTACATCATTGGCTGGACCTCCTATAATCCAATCTATTTCTGCAAATGTACTATTTACAAGAGTTTCTTTAGCCTGGGCATATGTGTCTGGATCTGTTTCTATTATTTTATTATTGTTTTTATCCTGTATAAAATTTCTTTTTGTTACTCCTTTATCTTTTTCAGATTGAGTTGGTTTTTTTAAAAAGAATCCTGCTAGAAGTCCTAAAAGACCTAGCGGAAATTTTATATCCTTTTTAATTTTTACTAATTCAACTCCTCCCTCTTCAGGTGTTTTTCCTGCAAAAAACTTTCCTTTATAAGTTTCTATATAAAAACCCTTGTACAGTTTTCTAGATTTAACTTCTACAAACTCTGTACCGTCAGTTGATTTAGGTTTTTTATATCTCGATTTAGGTATGTACATTCTACTATATTTAATTTTTAAACTCTATGCTGAGAAGACTGTCTGTCCTATCTGTATTCCACCTTTCTTTTTCAATGTGTCAAGATATGCTATATTAGTTCCTGCTCCATATGCTGCTCTATTTGCTGCTGTAAAGTTTACAATGGTTTTAGGTACATTCTTTAAAATACCTGTTGCAGCACCGTAAATGTTCTTTTCATTTACCTTATCTGGTCCATTTCTGTAATTAGAACTTGGCTGACGTCCGTTACTTGCAGTCCCTGTTACTGATTGAAATTGATTCTTGGCTGTTAATATAGATGTTACTGTAGATTTAGCTACACGAGTTCTATTTAAAATAGTTGCCATTACGTAAGCTCTCTCTGTTTGATTTACTCCTGCTTCTGCAAAGGTTGCTCTTACTAGTTGATTCCACTCTGTATCACTAAGGTTTCTCCCTAAGTACTGTTCTGCTGCTACTTTAGCAGGTCCATTCTCTGCTTTAAAGTTTGTTATAGGAGTTAGCCCGGCTACTTCAGTTGTTGAAACTCCTGTTCCTGTAAAGCCATCTGAGTATGTTGGACCGCTTTGTTTCTCTGTTGTACCTTTTAGTACAATAGTTTGAGCTTTAAGATTAGTTACCCATCTATTCCCTGCAATGTTATGATCAATTCCTGTTACTATAAATCCAACTACTCCATCATATTTTGCTGGCATTATTCCTTCGTTAATTTTAAAGGCTTGTCCAATTTTTATACCTGAGATTCCATCCATTTCAATCCCTACCTGGAAAGGTATGATGCCTGCTGGTCCTGCATTTCCCACATTGACTTTATCCTCTGCATAGAATTGTACGTAGTTTGTTGAATATGGTCCAAATTGAGCTCTTGCAACTGCTATTGCTTCACTGTCGTATTGTCCAGAATTATATACTTGTGCTAGTGCATCTTTAATTGTATTTCTTCTATCGGTCTGCTGAACATCTCTTTGTTGTTCCGGTGTTGGCTGTACAGCTGCTGTAGGTAGTGGAACTCCTGCTATTGGAAAAGTTGTTGGAACAGTTGGAAAGGCTGGTTCGTCTACCTTCATAGACTTCTTAGTAATAATTCGATCCTCTAACCCTTCATTCCATCTTAGTAATGCTCCTGCTTCTAGTCCTACATCTGTTGCTCCTGCTTGTGCTGAAATTGCACACATAGTTGTAATGGCTGGAGATAACTTGGTTGTAAAGTTGAATTGTGAAACAGTTGATTTAAGTCCTGTAACATTTAGGATCGAAACGTCCTTTGTCTCAACTTGCACTTTTCTGTCTACTATGTAGTAGGTAAACTCCTCTTCTTCATACTGTAAACCTATATCGTTAATATCTCCTAGTACAGAGTTTATTTCTGCAAAGATTGGGTTCATTAAGTTCAGTAAATTCCTATCACCCTTCTCTGGCATTGCAAGTAGGTTTGTCATTGCACTTTCAAGAAGGTTTACATTTACGTAAATATTTAAAATTTCATCAGTAGAGCCTTCTGCGTTTGATCGCATTTTAGCAAAAAGGTTTTCCTCATAAGGCCAGTTCTTAGATCCTTCAGTCATTAACATACAAACTCCTGGATCACTTGATGTATGGTTCTTGTAAGTTCTAAATCTGCAGGTAGGTATTTTTGTATTATCCCCACCTTGACTATCTAACTTAAGTATGTCTGTATTTAGTCTTATTACGTTTTTTTTGTTATTATCTACTATAATAACTGTATTGACTAATTCACAGAAGCTCTTCAGTGACATGTAACTAAAACTCTGTCCTGTATCTGTGTTTATTGTTTCTCCTGTTTTTATGCTGCTTAAGAAGAATTTTACTACATCTAAAGTATCACGTCCCCCCACTGTTATGTGCTTAGAAGCAAATTGTGGGAATTTGGTTTTTATGTCTTTCCAAGAACCATTTGTAGGGCTTTCTTTAATGGTTTTTAAAACATTCTGCAGCATTGTAGCAGGTATTATTTTTGTTTTATCTCCTACTATGGTTGTAAGTGCCGGAGTATCTACATCTATTGTTAGAGATTCCATAATTTCTCCTATAGAAACTAAACTAGTTGTACAGTCATATCCTCCATCAGGTCGATATGTCCATGAAAAGTTTTTTATAAAGCCGAACATACCTTCGTAGTTACATCCACTCTCCTTTCTTAGTTCCTTTATTTCGTTGTACAACTGCTCTTTTGAAGTTCCTGTATCAAAAAAAGATCCAACAGTTTTTGGAGTTTTCTCAAACTCACCTTCTAATTTTGCATAGACAGTATGTCCCCATTCAAGTAATGCTGTAAATCCAGGTCTCATAAAAAGAAGTTCTAGTTCTGTTATTTGAGATCTATCCCAGCAGTTGAAAGTAACCGTGGCTTCTTTTAGTTGTCCAAATTGTCCTAATGAATTTATTTGAACTCCAGTTATACCTGGCATTGGTCTAAAACCTTTTCCATTTTCTCCTGAAAAATTACTATAAGTATCTGTTCCAGTTCTTCCTTTAACACCGCCAATCATTATATACTTCTTGGCTAAAGCAGAAGAACCTCCTACATTAACTCCTGAGGTTATCTTTACCCATCCTGTTTTTGATGTTAAGTATATGAGTTCCTTATTCTCTCTAGTGGCTTTAGAAACAATTTTACTTCTCAAAGCTAATTGTGCTATAACTTCCTTGCTGAAGGGTCCTCCTATGATTTTACCATCCGCCATTTTTTTACTTATTTACCTTATTGTAATTGTTTATGATTGTATCTATATTTCCTGGTATTCTAAGTTGAATTCCTGGTTCTACAATTAAAGAAGCTCTTTCTGAATTATTTGCTGATGCTATTACCCACCAAAGTGTATGATCGCTATAGAATTGATCTGCTAGAGTATCGTACCGATCTCCTGCAGTTGTAATAATATAATAGTCATTTTCACTTATAGGAGTTTCTGGATAGATTGTTGTTGTTCTATACTGCTTCCCTTCTGGTGACTGTACTACCTTTATGTTCTCGTATCTTTTCATAAACCTACCCTATATGTATGTATTTTCCGACCTTGTTCCTGCTGTGAAGAATTTCTTAAGTCCTGTCTCAGGTGTAAATGTATGAATTGGGGTAAAGTCTATACTACAATCCATTATCATTGGCAATTCCTGCATTTCTGCATCTCCTTGTACTCCTTCTGGCTCTAGCATTGCTATTTCCCAAGGATATTCTGTATTCCAAGTATAATTTACACTATTTAAGACTCCGGGCAGTTCATAAATATAATCTCCTACTGTTATTTTGGTAATAGTACCTCTCATAAACTGCCCATCATTTGCGTATGTTGGAGCTGTAGCAGATGCTAGCCAAATCATCTTTTGATACAATGGTTTCATCTCTACTCTAGTAGCTGCTGCTATTTTAAAAGATAGTGAAATTTTTCTTTGAAAGCCACCATAGATTTGAAAATCTTCTGCTCTACCTAAATACTTTACTGGGTTCCATTGTCCTGAGTAGTTATCTGCGAACGAGTCTAGGAAGGCTCTGAAGTATAGTATTTTTTCTTCTCCATCTGCTGTGAGAATGTGAAACCTAAATTTAATTAGATCTCTACCAGCTGTGTTTCCGTCTACTTTTGCATCTTTTACACCTATTAGATTCATCTGATCAATCGCTAAAGATCCGGTTGGATTACGTTTATCTACATCTGATATGAACCAGTACTCGTTTTTCCTTCTTGCTGCTTTTTTATCATCAAGTGCAGCTCCTTGATCTCCTAATTTTATTCTAAATTCTTTTGTTACATTTCTGTTTAAAGTTCCAAATTTCTTTTCTTGCTCAAGATATGAACCGGTTTCTGGTCCTGAGTATTTTGATGTTGTTGGTTGGAATATATTAAGATCATCTGGACCGTAGCTACCTGTGGTCAAGTTTGAAATACTTCCCTGTACTGTGTCGGATTGAGATATTCTACTAGCCTGCCCCTCTGGGGTTATTGCTTTGTTAAAATCACTATCCGGTGTATAGGTGTTGGTTGTTTTTGATAAATCTAAGGACTCTAGACCAGATGTTACTGTATTATCTTCTGTATAGAAGTTAGATTTTCCTTTTTCTACTACTCCAGGGACTACTTCTCCTCTTAAAGCATACTGTGCTCCTTCAATTCCACCTGCTCCAAAAAACGAAGCAAATGCAGATATATTACCTGGTCCTGATGGCTGTAAATATGTATCAGTTCTAAATCCTTTTAAGAAGTGTGTACCTGTTCCGTTTACAGGAACTTGTGCTAGAGTTGATCCAACTAACTGTGCGGTATACTTTACTTGCTTTAATACTGCTCCTACAATGGACTTACCGTCCTTACGTGCTTTTGCAATACTCCTATCATTTGTTGCTTGGTTTAGTAATGCTTCGTTTAGTAAGTATTTTATTCCCGGCTTATTTACAAGCATTTGGGCAATACGGGAAACATCGTCAATGCGATGTGAAATTTCTGACCCTATTTGACTACTTGGTGCCTGTCCTATGTTTTTAGTTACATATGGTTTATCGCTTCCAAGAGGTATAGAGCCATACTTCAGACTTTTAAGGTCTGTATGCTTGGTAACTAATCCGTCTGCCATTTAGGTTTATTTATTTTGGTAAATTGTCTAAGTAAGGAAGTT